ATGACGCCAAACTTCTTTCCAGGGATTTCGTCCAGAACACCGAAATGTTCTCGAGTTTCCTTCCGCTGATAGTTGTCACCATCAGGATCCCATTTTGGTGTGATAGCGGGGAAGCTATCCCCAGCAGCAGGAGCATTCCACGTGTACGGCGTAGCTTCCGCTTTAATCCCAATGACTGTGTTACTAATTGCAAGACCCATTGTCACACCTCCTATCAGACTTGTCCAACGGTATACGACGGCGGAACTCCACCGGACGCAGTTGCTTCTCCTGTTGAAGACTCGTACATTTTCACGGTAGCATCAATGGTCACTGATTGCACAGATACACGAGTATCATCCGCAAATTCACGATCATCTTCACGAACAGCGAAACGAAGTGGACGAACGTATTGAATTTCATCAATAGCTAACTTTGGATTATTCCGAAGCAATCGAATCAAAGCCGCTACGTACCTCTCAGACCGCAACCCCATTTGTCTGCTCGTCAACTGAGTTCTGTTTGCATGTGTGATTCTGATCTTCACTTCTGTTTCAGAAGCAAGAGGCATGCGAGTACCAGCGATCCAAGCAGAAATATCGCGCTCGAAATGTGGGAACGAACCACCAACATTCCAAACTTCCACTTCGCACTCTCTTGTGATGAACGTCTTTCGCTCCTCGTCCCACCACGCATCTGGGGCTGGTAATGAAAGAGAATCACCACGCTCACTCTCAATTGCACTGAGCTCAGAAGCTAAGTTCGCCTGGAAGTATGCCAGCAGCTGTCCAACAGCTCGTTCTGAAAGTAGTACTGCCATGGCAACCTCCTTAATAGATACAAGATCCACTAAGAACGTGGAAGCTTGATCACTTGGGTGCGTCGACCGAGCTCTGACTCTAATTATACCGCTACTCGGTACAACGGTCTTCTTCAACTGAACCCATAAATACGACGCAGTTGTTCCAATCTCAACTGGCGTCGATCCAATCGGATCTTCATACTCAAACACAAAGAGACCAAAACCTGAAGCTACTAGATCTCGACACTGCGTGGATATTCTTGTAGGAACCCCCACCGTCACCATTACATCTTGGTATACACTTTGATCAGTCCATGGACCATACAAAGGTAACCCAGTAAACGGATCGAATCCTAAGAACACCCTGCTTGAAAACACGCGCGCCGCCCAAGTTCCAGAAAATGCTCCAAATGAATCAACCCTCTCAGCCCCAGGAGAAAAGACCCACGCCGATGAATTATCTTCAAATGAACCATCTACAACTTTTTCTGCAGGATCCATTAACGGCCACCCTTCAAAGCATCTAATGCTTTGATCGCACGGAGAACATGCTTTATGAGACGTTTGTTTGCAACCACAATCAAATCACCACCTTGTGCAGATGTTCTTTGTAGTATTCTACGTGCCGGCATCTTCAAAGTACCTTGTTCATGGTATCCGGCAATTTTACTTTGAACACCGACAATTACAATGAAACCTTTCTTACTCGCAAATGCACAGTTGACATGCTTCGGGTCTGATTTTGATGTCAAGCCTTTTTTCATCTTACCAGATAGTGTGAGGATCTTCTTTCGAGGGAACCTCTTTTTCTTCCAACGTCTGTAGCGCTCAGAAAGTCTAGTCCACTTAATACCACCAGAAGACCCCTCTGTTGCAAACAGTGTTTTCTGTTGTTTACGGAAAACAACCCCCACACCGTCAGATACATCCTTCACAGCTGACATCGAAAGTGTTAGAACTTCGCTTAGTCCTTTAACACGCTTTTTTGTTTTAAGCCGGAATTCCATTCCTCACCACTTCGTATTCAAGTTCCACAGAGCTGACTTACTCTGCTCTGCAGTATCTGATGGCGCGAAGTCTTTCTTCTCCACACCGCCTGTTCCTGTGGCTGTATGAACTGTTGGAGCTATTAACCTACGCCTACAAAAATCCTTGATCTTTGCAATTTCATCATCGAACTGATCGAAGAAAGCAACTGACTTTTCAGGAATTGCACCGCCAACATCTCGGGTCTCAGCCAAAAAAATTGCATCACCAGCTGCCGCAAGAACATTCGCTTGGCGGCACAGATTCGCGAGCACCCTACCATCATCCGTTGAAACATTGATTGGAGAGGATCCACTTGCGACAGTGCTTAAGACGTTGAAGGTGTGAAGCACAGATTCGATGTTTGATGCTCTCCAAGCCATGACATCAAGAAGTTGCGCAAGGGTCGGAACAGTAGTAGCTGAATATGTTCCACGACCCACGCGAGCCTGGACATCTTCGACTGAACAGAAAGCATCATCCTCAGTAAACGTCTGAGAATGAAGACCGACTGTAACGAAGGTCTCATGTGTTGCTTCTTTGCTGAGCGGGATTGAAGATTGCTCTATGACCTGAATCCAATACACCCGACCTTCAGAGCCGTCTTCGAATGTCCATGCAACAGAGTAAACACCAGATCCTTCCTCAGCAAATGAAGTTGTCTCAGCCGCAGCGCTGAAGTCAGAGTCACCTGATGCTTTCTTCTTAACTGAAATTGAAAAGTCAGACAGTGTCAAACCTATGACCGGATTGTCATTGAAGTCGACGACCCGGAAACTAAACTTTTCAACTTCGCTGACAAACCGGTCAGGCATCATCTACTCCTTGCCGACATAGTCAGCTTTGAAACCTACGCGAGATCAGAATTTGTGAGCTCCGTAGAATCGTTTTGCACGGTATTTTTAGATTCTTCAGGACTCTCAGGTGCGTTAAGCCCCTCAAAAAACTTCTTCCATCCACGGGGCTTCTTGCACAAACCGAGCTCTACCGCCGACACCAGAGCCTCATCAGATTCACATGTGAACTCTACGCCCTCTTCAACAAGCCCATTGGGCAGACCGGCCGGTGCTTCTGAAAGATGGAACCGACAAATCGCCTTTACGGTATGCATTGATAATCCTCCAAGTTTAGGGCGACGCCCCATCAGACGTCGCCCCACCGTTTTCAATCGGCGAATCCAAATCATCGCCGTCTGTGATCAGGTCACGTTCGTGAAGAGATACCCGAGCTCATTGTCACCGACGATCTGGTCAATGAGCAGGCGGGCTCGAATGACTTCACTCGTCAGATTCTCAGCACGATAGCGATCAACAACCACCTGACTATCAGGCAGCTTCGGGATCCTAGGAGAAACCTGATATCCGAAAGCAGGGAACATCTTACCAATCCGCTTGCCTTTGTAGAAGACACCGAAGTTCTTAGCTCCCCAGACGTATGCCTTGGTGGTCGTAGACGCCCCCTCATTCGACGTGATGTAGACCGCAGGACAGACATAAAGATCGGCGAGACCAAGAGCAGCAGCAACCTGGGCGCGACCGAGCGCCTTGGGAGTAGCCCCACCAGCGACGGTGTTCAGGTAAGATGCCTTCACCTCATCATTGAGCCTGAGCATCTTGAAAACCACGAACGAACAGAACCCATACATATTGGTTTCAGAAACACCCTTCTTTGCGATGATCGTTTCGACAGCACCCCCGACGTCCGTCACCGGAGTTCCAGTAGCCGGAGTTGCCCAGCTCTTCGACCCGGTGTCAGTATGACCAGAGGCATAGTTGGCCGTGGTCGTCAGAAGGGAAGCAACCTGAATTTCCTTCTTCAGGTTCAACTTATGGTCGAGTACGAACGTACCGTCGACGTAAGCATCAAACGGATCATCATACTCACCAACTTCAGAGTCATCAACAGGATGCTCCAAGCGGAACTCGTCGATGTCATAGCTGGTTGAACTGGGCGTGTAATCAACCTGCGTACCGGGTGTTCCAGGCTTACGCGTTGCGAAGTCGACACGGTAGTGATCGTCGCCCATTTTCGCAACCTTGCCAGTGAGCTTCGTACTGAAAATGGGGGGCAGAACCTGGTTGGCGATGAGATTCTCATTCGCAGTCCCAGACAGAATCCCGGTCAGAAAAGTATCAATGTGTACTTGCGCCGGAAGCGGCATTGTTTTTCTCCTTTCTCACGCGGTGCTGCTAATGCACCACTTCTTGATTACGTACCGGTGTTCACACCAGGCTGGAGCAGCACCGAAATGATCTCCCCAGATGCCCCATCTTCGAGAGCAATACCGAGGTAGTAATTCGTAGCAGCAGCGCCAGGGATAACGTAATTGATCGCCTGACCACTAGCGTTGCAACCAACGAAACCACCACGTGTTACGGTCGCGCCTGCCTTGACCTTAGCGACACCGTGAGTTCGAATGGCGACCGCAGAACCACTGGCACCAGGACGCGTCACGACACCAAGCAACGGAGCAGTAACACCCGTGGCACGGATGACAGTGTTGTCAGCGGAACCAAGCTTCGCGATCAGATACTGGTCGGAAGACATGTCCGCACCGGCAACCTGGGTGATGATCCCGGGATTTTGTTCATACGACATTGTCTTATCTCCTTATCACTAAGTTTTGTGAAGTGCTACTTGTCTGACCTGGAGGAATTGTAGGCCTTGACAGCTTCACCGAAGCGATCAGAGTTCTCAGAACGGAAACGTACGAGTGCGTCGCCGTAGGTGATCTTCTCTTTCCGAGAAAGGGCGAGAATCTCCTCATGAACGGAGAGCTTCTTGCCAGACTCGTTGTTGCTGTTGTCGTCGTCAGTCTTACCAGTACCGATCTTAGAATTCGAAGTCTCCATCTTCACGACCACAGGAGCCTTAGCGATGAACGACTTCAGACCATCCACACCAGAGAACGGAGACTCTTCCAGCCACTTGACGGGGTCCTTTTCCCACCCCTCACAAAAAGCCGGTTCAATCTTACCTGCCGCGATGCCAGCCTCGAGGGCGGTGGTAACGTCCCGCTTGAGACCATTAGCGCGTAGAGTCGCCAGTTCGGCATCTCTCTTCTCGAGCTCCGTCTTGTGAGTCTGCTCAGAAAGAGTAAGCTTCGCTACAGCCTCGTTCTTTTCCGCCTCCAGGCGAACCTTGTCTGCCTGCAGGGCTTCCAGTTCCAACCTCTCCTTGTTTTCCATCATATTCTCCTTGGGCCACACAAGCCCTGATGTTAGACAGACAACAGTATGCTTATCATCTGCAGAGTCCGTAACCTCAGCTGCAATGGAAACATCCAAAGCGCCGTAGTTTGTAATTGCACCACCTACCAGGCTAAATCCTGAGACAGTATCAGTCGGAGTTTCGACGTCAACCCCAAGCTCAACGCTGAAACTTCTGAACCCGCGCTCGATCACCATTGACGACCAAGCCGTAGGCCCTAGATCCAGACGCCCCCATAACACATCGCCCTCAAGCCAGACTTTCTCAATCACTCCAGCCGCTGGTGTAGTCCTCCTTGCTGCTGGTGTGATATGTCCGAAGTAGATAGGCGTGGGTCCTGGGATACGCCCAAAGTTCGACACGATCTGTTCAAACATCGCAGTCGTAATGTCATAAGTATCATCACCCCCGCTATGAGTGCGACTAGCGATGATCCCAGCGGTCTCTACCGCGAGAGGAATCTCAACAACACCACCCCTTCCATCATCCCTCTCAGAGATGATTCGCATGGGTTCTGAGGCTCTCTCACCGAACGAAATTAATGACTGAGGCATTGTCGTCTCCATTCGTTTCTTCTAGTGTAGTAGTGAAAACCATTGTAGACAAAACATCCATGATGATCGCCTGCCCCTCAAGCAGAGCAAGCACCATGCCGTTGGAAATAGACTCTTTCTTCTCAAGCAAATCAGCTTTGTCCACAGGAGTACCGAGAGTCACCTGAAAGCTTTTCTCATGCAACTTTGACAGATAAACCTTCGTACTCTCTATCCTCGCCCGTATCGTCCCCGCGTAATCTCGCAAGAACTCACCGGTGTCCGTGTAGACCTTTGCCCCATTCCCTGCCGTTTCGCTCATTGGTCACTCTCCACAGCGGCGTTGGAAATCACAACGTAGAACCCACGACACTGATCGCCGCCGAGACATCTCGCAGGTGGCATTAGTGCATCGTAAGCACTAGACCCGATTTCTACGATTGTGCCGTCAAGTGTTGCGCATACCGAGCACGTAGAAGTATCCATTAACTCAGATCGTACCGCATACGCAGCATCACCCTTTGCCGCAGCTTGCTGAATAGCGATATCACGACCTTGGTTGTAACTTACTGTGGACATCTTCCTACCAACAGCATCCAGCGGTTTTGTACTCAGGTCATCGAGGAACCCCTCAAGCTGAGTCCAAAGTTCTTCGCCTTCAAGCCCCGATGTCGTCAGCCGCTGGTATTCTATGATTGATGCATCCAACATCCTAGACCACAGCGCGTCAATATTGATTTCAGAAATTACACGAGACTCTTCAGCTAGTTCTTCTATGAGATCTTGGATCACAGCATCTGCGATTAAAACTTTCTTCGCCTTTGCAACAGGTTTTAGCGGCAACCCAGGAGGTATAACACCGTCACCAATATCACCAGGAAGCCCACTATCATCTCCTTCCAAACGAATCGTCAGTTGCTGGACATGACCACGGTCCTTAAAATATTCGATCTGCCTAGCAAGCTCCTCAGACGCGTGCTGTTTACCAGCGAAGGCGGTCGCATTTAGTTGTTCACGCAAACGCCTCATGAGCTCTGTTTTCTTTTTTGGTACTGACCTACGAAGTCCTCCGAGTGTAGACTTTGTAATTTTACCCGCACGCCCACGGGCGAGAATATCGTCTATCATCACCCGCCTTGATTTTTTCAACACAGACGCGATACGGCTTGCGCCATTGGTCACAGCCCCTGAAACAACGCCAAGGGCGATGAAGGTTGCCTCGAATTCTGTAGGCTGTCTTCCAAAACCACTAGAACGTGCAGAATCCTTCGTAACATTGCTTGACGGGAAGAGCAGCATTTCCTGCAGCGTCATACGGAAAGTAAGCCTACGGGCAAGTGATTCAACAGAACTGGCAGAGGAACGCCGAAGCGGCAGGGTCTTCCCCGGCGCCCCTCCACCACCGATCCCCTTAGGAAGCGCTTGAGGATTCAGGCCTTCCTCGTTAGGAGGGTCTCCATCAGGCGGAGGATCATCCTGACCAACTACAGCGCCCTGAGGTATGATCGGATCTTCTTCAGTCGTATCTTCTTCGAAAGCCTCGTCCGGAAGATCAAAGCCACAACGTCGCATGAATTCACGTTTCACAGAAGGATGCTTTGGCACGAGTCCTGCCGGCGTACCACGAATCACAAAATCAAGATTCTTCGTAGACTCGTCAGGGTCAACGCCCGTAACTTTGATATATGGGTACCTCGCAACATCACCGAAGTTTCTATCAACAAGCTCTGAGATGATTCCAGGAATGTTGCTAATTCCACGCAGCAACTGCTCGGCAATTTCCTTCGCAATAGCCTCAGTCAGAATAAACTGAAGCTTCTGCTGCACCTCACCAACTGAGCGAGAACCATTGGGCTGCTCACCAAGCATCTGTGCCTTAATACCACCGGCGTGGCCAATTGAGAGATTCTCATCTTCAGCCATACCGTCAAACGCATCAAGGTGCTTTGGATCTTGCTGCAAATATCCGAGCTTCAGTGTCTTGTTTCCACTCGTGATGTATGAATGCTCAAGCCCCTGACCTAACGATGACTGAAGAGCCTCCTCAATCATGCTTGGGTCTTCGCTCCCGTTCTCACCCTCATCGTACGTCGCCCATGGAATTCCAACAGCCCCACGCTGAGCCGCGATCATCTTACAACGGAGTAAGAATTCCTTTCGTTTCCATGGACCGTACATTGCCCTAATAAGAGGAACGCCCTCAAGACGAGTGCCCGTGATATCCCACACAAAGAGTGAAAGCTCTTCAGCAGGAATTTCTTCGTTACCTTCATAGGTCCCATCTTCACGACGGTAGCGCCGAGTAATACTCAGCAGTGAACCATCTACAGCACAGTTCCATCGATATATTGTCTTGGGCTCAAGCCACACAAGCCGCTTAAGCACCCACTTATTATCGATAGAAGCCCATTCCTTGTGGAACACCGAAAACCCATGATCAAGGAACATAAGGACTTCACGCAAGAATTGTGACCACGAAGTCTGCATCCAAAACTTGCGGCCGTAGTTGTCATTTTCATCACTAAACAAATTAGCCGCGATGAAGTCACGGATCTCAGCCGATCGCAATTCTTCAGGTGTTTCAGCAGACACACCACTGGGCTCAACCCCAGGTTCGATGATCCACGTCGCACGACCAATTAGTGGAAGTTTGTTTGACCGAAGAGACTCTGAGATATACGCATCCCGCTGAGCCATCTCTCTGTACTTTTCATGGCGGCTGTCGTAGCTACGCAGTTCAGTAGCATCCTCAAAATCAAACTGTCCACCGATCATCTCCGCACCACTTGAAACAATCAGCTTCTGCGGCGGAGAAGACCCACGGGAAAACATCGCGGTTGCAACCTGCTTTGCCCGATTACCAACCCGCTGTAGCAACGTGCCCATGGATGTTGACCCTCCGAGCGTTCTTTTTCTTCTTCACCAATGATACCGGACGAGCAAGTTGGTATATTGCGTACCCAGCTCCGTCTGAAGCGTGAGTCCTTGCCTCATCCACGTTCTTATCAATTTCAGGGAGACCTTTTCGCCACTGAACCCTTTCGAAATCGAGGATCAGCTCGTGACACGACGGGTCTACTATAACGCGTCTACCGCGACCCGCGAGGTGGTAATTAACAGCGGCGACTCGATTTTTCTGGCGAGGATTTGCCTTTTGAATTTTGAAAAATACGTTACGGAACTTCGCGGCGTCAAGCTCTTCACGAATGATTTGGTAATCCGTCTTAGTCCCAGATGATGTGGACCTATGCGTTCCACTTGCATCACCACATACAATCACGTCAAGTCTATGCCGTGGGCGCCAAACATCAACAAACTGCTTACACGCGTCACTAGTCGAAGTACCCCCACCCGTTGCAATCTCTCCTAAGAATCGAATCTCAGACGGAGTGACCTGCATCACCTCCCAACGCATATGGTCAATATTGAAATCACATGCCAAAACAATTGGGTACTTAGGATCATAAACAACATCACTGCAGTGCTTTCGTCTGTCAAAAGGTCCATAGACACGCCCCACGCGCATGGGCACAAACTGCCCACGACCATAAGCCGCAAGCAACGAATCATCATACCCATAGAGCCGTACGATTTGTTGTGGGTAATGTGCCATCGATGGATGCCAGCAAGTACCCCATATCGTTCGAAACAAACCCGTCGGACTTGCGTGGTTATCAGCGAACCAATTGAGGCCCTCTGGCGTACCGGCCAGCGCTGTTTGACGAAGACGTGACTTGGGGTGTCGAACTCTTCCAGCCCCACGCTCAAAGGCTTCCTTACGCCATTGCCCTGGCTCATCACCAACCATGTACGCAAGATTTGGGCCTGCAATTTTATCTGGGCTCTCAGCAGTTCGCACCCAAAGCTTTGAGCCCCACGGCCACGTAAATGCGTAGTTTGAACCATTCCACGTCAGGTTAACCCCGAGCTCTTTCACCAACTCAGGCCATTCTTCCTTATGCACCATTCGAAAAAGGGGGTAGTTAGGAACTACGAAAAGACCATTGAGACCCATGTTGATCTTCGCAAGTTGATACGCCTTCCAACACAAAGCTCTCGACTTACCTTGGCCCAGGGCCGCAACCAAACCAACACACAGATCTTGCTCATCGATAGCATTCAAAAACTCTCGTTGATGCGGTAAGCAAGCTACACGAAGAATATCAGGCATCAGAATCATCGAGCTTAGATATCACATCATCAATTCCAACACCTGCGATTGTCTCCCACTCAATAACACGTGGACCTTCGGTACCGTCACCACTGGGGTCAATAAGATTTATTCGCGCATGCGCCTCAGCAAGACGACGAACGGTCTCAAGATGGAGTCTCACGATCTCAGACCATGGCCTTATCTTGTTATCACTGATAAGAACACCACCCATTGGATCTTCTTTTTGCTTCGACAATGCAAACGCTAAGTTTGCACGAGCAACGCGGAGTTCTTCAAGAAGTTGTGTCTTTGCGCCCTCGTCATATATATCAATGACGGAGTCCATCACACGTTTTGCATAGAGTCCATGTTTAGGTGGCCGCCCTCCAACCTTGGGATCACATCTTCGTTGGCCCGCTAACTTTTGCTGTACGCCCCCGTGCAAATGACAGACTGTGCCACCAGGAACCGCATACCTCCCACACCGGCCCCCACGTTTATTATGGGCTGTACAACGATCTTTGTCAACAGGATTCCGTGGACGTCCCATCAGACACCCCATTACATTCATACGGCTTTCCAAGAAATAAACTGCTAAGCATGTAACGCCATGAATTCACAGGCCTTAGTCCAACGCCCAACGCCTAATGACCAACACCCAACGTGATGCACACCGATCCACACTGTAACACCATGCAATATTAAACCGACGAGCTGAGGCACAATGCCTGTTGAGTGACATCTAGAAGACGAAACATCCACGTTGTAAGACTCCTATGAATGCCTCAGCTCGTCGCTTCTCCTATATTACTACGTCTTATGTCTCTCACAAAACACAATGGGGTGGCAAAAATTAAAAACACATAAAAATATAAGTTAATATGCAGAGTCAACCTGGCGCAGTGGCGCAGTCGAATCTCTCTTAAACTTCTGTTTTTTTTTAGACCCCCTTTATAAATAGGGGGCCCTATTTATTATAAGAGTTAGAGAAACGTTCGACTGCGCCTATTGATATACATATAGCGCAGTTAAGAAAAACATATGATTTACAGGGGCCCTCTTTTTTAGTAGAGTATGCTGTACCTAACCTATTAATCTCAAAGAACTTAAGGGAGTCACGCGATGACACAAAGCCTCTTCATACAAAAGTTGTTGTCTTCAGGACTCACGCAAAAGGATGCGCGCAGCTGCCGCGTTAGCGAACTTGACTGCGCCTCTTCTGCAGCATTGGGCTCTTCTTTTCGGACATTGCCTGCTATGCGATTCGACTATTTCAGCGCGGACGGCTGCGCCATCGGAGACCCTCAATTCTTCAGGCTGCGCTATTTAGTAACTCCCAAGACGTTCTCAGAAAAAAAGATTCCTAAGTACGTGCAAGCCCCTAAGACCGGGGTGCACGCCTACTTTCCACGCAATGCAGATTGGTCGGAGACACTAAAACCAAAGTGTCCTTTATATATCACTGAGGGGGAGCTCAAGGCAATCAAAGCTAACAAGGAGGGCTTCCCGACCATTGGGCTTGGAGGGGTGTATAGTTTCCAAAGTGCGCGTCAAGAAATCGCATTCTTACCAGAACTCAATGTCATTGATTGGCGTCTTAGACCCGTATACATCATCTACGACAGTGATATAGTTTCAAACCCGCAGGTCTGTACGGCTGTGCAAAAACTCGCAGAGCAGCTTGAGCTCAGGGGTGCATTTCCATGGGTCGTCGTTCTTCCAAGTATTGGGGGCGACGAGAAGATAGGGCTTGATGATTTCCTCTGTGAGCATCCCGCAAAGACACTTAGGAATCTTATAGACACCACAGCGATTTCAATCACACGTGCGAAAGACCTATGGCGTTTGAATGATGAACTCGCTGTCATTGAAAACATCAGCAGTGTCATTCATCTTGCGACTAAGCATATCTATTCCGCGCGTGAGTTCCGAAACGACTCACGATACGCAGCGCAGTGGATTGCAAAAAGAGAGCTCAGGTCTGATGCCAAAGGTTATACGATCAAGAATGTCATCGCCGCTAAGGAATGGTTCAAGTGGCCTTTGAGACACTCTCTTAACAATATTGTATACAGCCCTGGGCTTCCAAAAATTACAAAGGAAAATGATTACAACATTTGGTCCGGATGGGCACAGCCGCCAAAACGGGGCGATGTTTCATTATTCAAAGCCCTTGTTGATCACCTCTTTAGGGGGAATGCTCGGGCGAAGCGGTGGTTTCTGCAATGGTGTGCATATCCCATTCAATACCCAGGTACGAAGTTATACACCGCAGTTGTTCTCTACGGGGTTAAGCAAGGTACGGGTAAGAGTTTGCTTGGGTTGACGATTGGACAAGTATACGGGAAAAACTTTGAGGAGCTTAAGCCGGAAAATCTTCATGCCTCGTTTAACGAATGGGCTGTTGAAAAACAGTTTGTTCTCGGTGACGAGGTTACCGGGTCTGACAAGCGTGCTGATGCGGATATGCTGAAAAAGCTTATCACGCAAGAGGAAGTGCGGGTCAACCGTAAGTACATGGCAAGTTACACGATCGTCGACTGCATCAACTACCTCTTCACGACAAATCAACCAAACGCATTCTTCCTTGACAACGACGATCGTCGGTTCTTTATCCATGAGATCACAGAGCCCCCGCTCCCGTCTGACTTCTTCGATGAATACGATCTCTGGTATCGTACGCCTGCAGCCGCAGCAGCGTTGCTCTACTATTTTCAGCACCTTGAGCTCGGTGACTTCAACCCACGCACACGAGCCTTACAGACAATGGGTAAAGATCGTATGATTCAAGCTACGAAATCTGACCTTGGATCCTGGGTGCACTATCTTCATGACTTCCCAGATGACGCATTGCAATGGGGCTCTACGACATACCCATTGGATTTGTATCCGTCATCTGTGCTATGTTCAATTTACAACACTCAAAGCGGTCTAAGGCCGACGAGCGTACAAAGTGTAGTAAGAGAGCTCAGTCGTCAGGGCTTCGAGCAAGTTCTTGGTGGCTCAATAATCAAGTCACCTCGAGATGGTAAGCGTTACAGATACTTCATTGTCCGTAACCACAAGAAATGGCACAAAGCAAATCGCAAGCAAGTTATGCAGCATCTTAAGGAGGATTCATGAGCTCACCATTTGAGGCGCTCGGGCTTGGGAATACTGCCTCATTGCCAGAGCTCAAGTCGCGCTGGCGCGAGCTCGCGAGGAAACATCACCCAGACGTTGGTGGGGATGCCGCTGAGTTTCATAAACTTCACGAGGCTTATGTCCATGCCATCGAGATCTGTGAATCTAGGCCGTGCGAGAAATGTAACGGCCGAGGATATTTGATCAGAATACGTGGGTTTTCTTCGATCCATCTCGTATGTCCAGCGTGCGGTGGTGATGGGAGGTAGACAATGCTTGAACCTGATGACACAGTGCCTGAGAATCGTGTTTGTCCGTCATGTGACCATGAACTCATGCAAGAGTTTTCGACGCCGTACTGGAAATGTGGGTGGTCTGAGTGCCCAGCAGCAATACTTGGCTGGACACACGAGAGTCTTTGGGATTTTCTTGACTATCTCTCAAAAAAGTACAACTAAAAAATGTCCCTTCTTTATAAAAGAAGGTTTATTTTTCTGTTGAAAGGTGGTATATTAATCTTGTACGTACACTCACACCACCGGGGCTCAGACCCACGGTGAAGGAGAAATGAAAATGACGAACACACCCGCACTCGAGATCAGACAAACGCAGCGCCCGCGCGGTGGCTGGCGGTGGCAGCGCAAAGCCGCTCAGGCCATCTATCTAGACGGGAGCCGGCGCGCTCTATGGGTGTCGCCGACGGAATATCCCCTCTCTCGCGGTGAGGACCACGAGGCTCCCGCTCGTGGCCATGAGAATGAGGCTGAGCAGGCTCGCTCCGAGGCGGAGACCGTGCGGCGCGCCGTGCTGGCGGGGGACTACTCCGCTCTGTCGGAGCAGGCGCGACATCGCCTACACTGCGCGCAGAGGAGGGTCGCCCGATGACCTGCATCTATGGCTGGCGGCTATACGCTGCCGACTGCGCGGAGCGTGCCCTCTCACTCTACGAGCGCGAGTACCCCGACGATATACGTCCTCGCCGCGCGATCGTCGCGGCACGGCTGATGGCGTGGGGTGATGTGCTGCAGGGGGAGGCGACGCGGGCGGCGGATGAGGCGGCATCGTGGAGGGTCGCCCGCCAGGTGGCAGCATCGTGGGAGGACGCCTGGGCGGCTCAGGCGGTGATATGGGCGATAGATGCGGTACTGACGGCCTCGTCGCGGGAGGAGGGGGAGGCAGAGGCACAGGCGGCGGCATGGGTAGTAGCATCGCGGGTAGCGTGGGCATCGGCGCAGGCATCGGCGCGGGCGGCGGACTGGTCGGCGACGCCAGAGATGACGTGGGCGCGGATGTCGGCGGCATCGTGGGATGCGGCGGATGCGGCGGCGGCGGCAGCAGACGCCGAGCGCGTATGGCAGGCCGCGCGTCTCGACGAGTATCTCGAGGGCCGTGTAGATCTCGGCGAGATCCGCGCGCAGGCACGGCGCGAGTGGATCGAGCTCGGCGGTGAGTCCGAGTGGGAGGACGCAGGATGAGCAGCACCCGTCACACCGTCTACCTCGGCGATGAGGCCGAGGATGCAATCGATCTGATCGATGAATCGGGCACAATCAGCAGATCGAAAATCATCAATTTGGCCCTGCTCTATACCCTCGGGAGTCTGATACCTAGCGACGAGGTGGCGGTATCTGATGCCCTGCGGGCCTATCACGAGCTGCGTCGCATCTGGGAGGGCACTGACGATGAGTAGCCCCGTGGTCGACCCCCGCATACTCGCGGAGCGATTCGAAGATCACCGCTTCCGCGATCTGCTCGAGGATTGCCAGCTCGCCATCGATGGACGATGGGAGCTGCTCGGAAAACTGTGGAGGGAAGGCCGAGAATGAGACATCTCTATCACATCGACCATGACCTACCAGGTCCAGGAGACTACGACCCACCGGCTGGCTACTGCTCGGAGTGCCAGCGGCCACTGAGGTTATTTGGCCCACATATCTGTGGACCGAAAAGGAGAGTCTATGTTGGAATTCCAAGAATATCAAATCACAGAAAAAGTACATGCCACCAAAGTCATCCGCATCGAGGTGCTCGCAGATGGCAACGCTCGGATTACACCATCTACTGGAGATTCGTTTGTAGTTTCCACTGAATTCATGACGAGGCAGTCTCCGCGTGCCAATGGTTACATTGTACGGGGTGCACCTGGGAATGAATGGATCTTCATTCCAAGTGAAATCTTTGAGGCTATCTACAAACAAGTAAGTGAGGAGGACAAATGACTGTGATGCCTAAGACGCTAGGCGGTTGCGCAGACCGTCTTTATCGTGTGGTACGAAAAAGAAAGGAGGCTCAAAAGGTTGTGGATAAACTCAGAACAGAGCAGCGTGAGATTGAGGAACACATCAAAAACGAACTTCCAAAATCTCGTTTGACCGGTGTCGCAGGTAAGCTGTGCCGCGTGAAGATTAAGCAGAGCAACATCCCAGCTGTTAAGGACTGGACGTCTCTCTACAAGTACATTGCGAAAACAGGTCAATTCGATCTGCTCCAAAAACGTGTGGCTGTAACCGCCATCCGTGAGCGGTGGGACGCAGAAGTCAGCGTACCTGGAGTTGAAGTATTTATTAAAACAGACGTCACAATTCTTAAAAACTAACAAGGAGGTATTCATGGCTCGGAAAAGAATAACGGCTGTACAAAAGTGGGATGAAGAACTCGCAAAATATGCTGTACAAGCTGCCGCGCAAGAAGAGTCTACCGCGATTGGTTCATTCTTTTCACTTCGCGGGGGTCAGTTGAGTTTTGCAGATTCTCCAATACCCAACAATCAGATGGCTGTCGTCATCATCGACTCGATCATCGAGAATGTTTTCTACCCAGGACAGTATAACCCAGAGGAACCACAAGGACCTATGTGTTTTGCGTTCGGCCGCCTAGAAAAAGAGCTCATTCCACATGAGTCAGTTACCGAAGCTCAGAGTGATGACTGTGTTACATGTCCTAACAACCAGTGGGGTAGTGCACAGCAGGGGCGTGGTAAGGCATGCAGGAACACGCGTCGACTGGCTTTATTGCCCGCAGGTACACTCGCGGCAAACGGGGCTCTGGAGGAAGCCTACGACTTAGACCATTTTAAGTCAGCGCAGGTCGGGTTCATGAAGCTTCCAGTGACGAGTGTGAAGGGCTTCGCGAACTACGTCAAGACAGTCAGTGTGACTCTCAAGCGACCGCCGTTCGCGATCTTCACTCGTATCAGCGTCGTGCCGGATCCGAAGACTCAGTTCCGTGTAATTTTTGAACCTCTCAAGGAAGTACCGAACACCATGCTCCAAGTACTGATTGGTCGCCACGAGGAAGTCAAGCAGATGATTGACTTCCCCTACCAACCAGCTGAGGAACTTCCGGAATCAAAGACTAAGGTGTCTCGTCGCAAGACTGCCGCAAAGAAGAAAACGGCTAGTAGAAAGAAGAGATACTGATGAAGATGCCGAAGGTCCGTGAGATTCTCTACATGTCAAGCTGGGATGATTTGAATGAAATCTTAATGCGAGAAAACACAACACTCCAAGATTGTTACGTGCTTCTCAGAGCTGAACTCACGGGTCTTCGGCGTCCGTCATACGCCGTCCGTATTCAACGACGTATTAACAAGCTACGAGGTGAGGTTGAATTACGCGTACTCCGTCAAGAACTAAGGAGGACTGCGACCAAATGAGCTCTACTCCAAACGTCATCACAGTCGATTTTGAAACATACGGCATTGAGCCAAGACCTGATTACCCACCGAAGCCTGTGGGTGTTGCAATCAAGTGGCCGAGTAAGAGAGGCATTTATTACGGATGGGGCCATCACAATGGTAACACTTGTAAACTTCGTACAGGAATGTCCGCACTACGAAAAGCTTGGATGAGCGGGCTTCCGCTACTCTTCCACAACGCGAAGTTCGATGTCGATGTCGCTGAGACGCATTGTGGGATGCCGCCACTACCGTGGAATAAGATTCATGATACGCTGTTCTTGTTATTCCTCGACAACCCACATGCGAAAACACTCTCACTCAAGCCTTCATCAGAAAGGGTGCTCGGACTCAAGTCGTCAGAACAAGACATGCTCATGGACTGGATTACAACTCACATACGGGCGGGTGGACGTTTAGTAAGTAGGAAATATGCGGGGTCTTATATCTCACAAGCCCCTGGGTCACTCGTTGCGAAGTACGCAGTTGGTGATGTTGTCCGTACGCATAGGTTGTTCCAGAAGCTGTGGCAGGCAATCAGAAATCGTGGGATGTTATCTGCGTACGATACAGAGCGTGAGCTCATGCCGATCCTCCTTGCAAATGAGCGCCGTGGCATCCGTGTAGATCTACAGAAGATGTCTGAAGATTTAGTGATTTACACGAATGCATTTGACAAGGCTACGTTCGCGATCCATAAGCAGCTTGGTTATGAAATTAATCTGAACTCTGGTCAGCAACTCATCAAGGCCCTGATCGACGGTGGGCTCGTGAACCAAGGGGCTCTCAGGTATACCGCCAAAGGAACACCTTGCTCAGATGTTGAGTCACTAGGCTTAGCCGTAACGAATCGGAAGCTTCTCACACTGCTTACATACAGGTCGCGGCTGAAAACATGTCTCGGGACATTCCTTGGGCCGTGGGTGGAAACTGCGAACAGGTCCGGTGGTGTGATACATACAAGCTGGAATCAAGTGAGGGGTGCTAAGTACGGTACAAGAACTGGACGACTCAGCTCAACACCGAATTTCCAAAACATCCCGAAGATTTTTGACCCACTTTGGAAAAACGAGGCGGCTGATAAAGCGTCAAAGAAATTGCTGCCAGCGTGCCCGATTAGAGGAGGGCTGCCGAGTCTGCCTCACATGCGGAGTTACATCATTCCTTGGTTATCAAACCATGTTCTGATTGATCGAGACTACTCACAACAGGAACTAAGGATCTTGGCACACTTCAGCGACGGCAACCTTGCCGCTGAGTACATGAAAAATCCATGGCTTGATGTTCATGCGCATGCCCAGCAGATGATCAACGGAATGCTCAATGCGAACTTTGCACGGAAGCCTATTAAGAACACAGCGTTCGGGCTAATCTACGGAATGGGTGTCGCGAAAACCGCTGAGAAAAGTAAGTGCTCTTTCGATGAGGCTGCGGAGGTGCGAAGGGCTTACCTAGCTGGATTCCCAGAACTCCGTGAGATGCAATTCATAATGAAAACTCGAGCTGCAAACGGTGAACCAATCTACACCTATAACGGCCGCGAGTACTACTGTGAGGAACCAAAGATCATTGACGGAAGGGTTAGGACTTTCGATTATAAACTCATCAATGTGCTTGTCCAAGGATCAGCGGCCGACTGCACAAAACTTGCAATGATAGAATATGCAAAAGTACAAGGGAAAAACGCGATATTCTATCTCAGTGTACATGATGAGTTTCTTGTTTCATCACCCAAGCGAGGTTTTCATGCAGAGATGAGGCGTCTTGACAACGCTATGGGGTCTGTGAAGTTTTCTGTACCGATGCTCTCAGAAGGTACTGTAGGGACTAACTGGGACGACCTGAAGCCCTACGATAAGAAAGGAAAGCGAGTCTATGCCAAGCAAGCCGATTCGTAAACTAACCGCATGGTCATACAGCCGTTACTACACATACTCAGTATGCCCGCGCAAAGCAAAACTCGGGTACATTGACAAGATCCGTGAACCTGCGAATGCTGCGATGGATCGTGGTTCGAAGATCCATATACTTGCGGAAAAATATGTGACCAGTCCCGATCGTGTGAAGATTCCAGAAGAGCTCAAGTACTTCTCGGAAGAATTTATGCGTCTTCGCCGACGCCGTAAGAAGTCTCCGGACAGTGTCCTGACTGAAAAACAATGGGCTTTCACTGAAAACTGGGAACCCACTGGTTGGTTTGACAGAGATGCGTGGTGTAGGGTCGTTCTCGATGTCATCATCTACAACGAGAAGACACATACTGCTACTGTTGTCGATTACAAAACTGGTAAGATCAGAGACAACCACAAAGAGCAGTTGTCATTGTATGCTCTGGCTATGTTCACGATGTTCGGCGATTGTAAGACCGTCGACGCCAGCATGTGGTATCTTGACCAAGGCGAAATCGGTGATACGCGTTACACAAGAGACCAACTCGAGTGGCTCAGAGAAGAGTGGGAGAAGAAGTCGAAGCCTATGCTCAACGACACGGTCTTCGCCCCCACTCCGAGCTGGTTATGCAAGTGGTGCTTCTACAGTAAGGACAAAAACGGCCCGTGCGAATTCTAGAAAGTAAGGTTGAGCGGGCGGCCTGCAGGAAAATCAAGGATCTCGGTGTACGGAACGTAAAACTCATGCAGTTGCGTGGGTGGCCGGATCGCATGTTCTTAATTCCTGGAGGACACCCACTCTTCATTGAGTTCAAACGCCCCGGCGAAAAAGCCAAGGCGTACCAGCAACATGTGCATCGCATTCTCAGACGGTTAGGATATGAGGTACAGGTCCATGACACTGTCGACGGAGCTATTGAAGCTATCTGCAAAGCGCTGGAAACCGCATCCATACCAGAAGAAGGCTGTTAAGTGGCTTCTCCAACATGGAGCCGCGGCGCTCTTTCTTGATCCGGGACTTGGTAAAACTTCGATCGTCCTAGCCGCGGTCAAGGTGATGCTGCAAAAAAAGATTATCAACCGCGTCCTTGTGGTTGCGCCATTAAGAGTTTGCCACGCCGTGTGGCCTGAAGAACTCGTGAAATGGACTGATTTCCACGACATGACGTGCACAGTTCTCCACGGCTCAAAGAAAGAGGACAGGCTAAATGACAATGTCGACATATACATCATCAACCCTGAAGGTCTCACGTGGCTGCTTAAAGAAAATGCGAGACGGTTAAAAAAAATTGGTGCTGACACACTCATCATCGATGAGCTCACGAAGTTCAAACACACTAAAACCACAAGATTCAAAGCACTAAAACCTGTCCTTTCGACGTTCGCAAGAAGATGGGGGCTCACAGGAACACCCGCGGCAAATGGTTTGCTCGACTTATTCGGACAATGCTACGTGCTTGATCTTGGTCACACACTTGGGAGATACATTACGCACTATCGATACAAATACTTCTACCCAGTCGACCCGAGTGGGTGGAAGTGGGCGTTGCAACCAGACGCCGAACAAGAGATTTACAAGCGACTCAAGTTGCTCGCACTACGGATGAGCGCGGAAGACTACCTCAAGCTTCCAAAGCGCATTGACGTCAATATTGTAGTTGATCTTCCACCAAAGGTGATGAAAGTATATAACCATCTCGAAGACGAAATGATTATGTATCTTGGCAACCATACGATTTCAGCTGTGTCCGCAGCGGTCGCGTCAAATAAATGTAGACAGGTTGCGAATGGAGGAGTGTACCATGATGAAGACCCCGAAACCATACTCCGAGGTGTACGGAAGAAAAAGACATGGGCGGATTTGCATGGTAAAAAGCTTGACGCAGTTGAAGAACTCGTTAATGAGCTCCAAGGCGGCCCTCTCCTTGTCGCCTACGAATTTGAGCATGATTTACACCGTCTTCTTGAGAGATTCCAAGGAACCCCATACATTGGGGGTGGGTCCACACAAAAGGCGACGTCCACGATCATTGCTCGTTGGAATGATGGGGAGCTCCCGCTTTTGTTTGCACATCCGCAAGCCGCGGGTCATGGGCTGAATCTTCAGCAATCCTGTTCCCACATTTGTTGGCACTCATTGACGTGGAACTTTGAACTATACGATCAATTTATTCGCCGTGTCTGGCGGCAAGGAAACACATCTCAGCATATATTTGTCTATCACATACTCGCGCGGAACACTGTGGATGCGGTCGTTCTCGCGGCACTAAGATCAAAGAGTCGTCGCCAACAGACACTTTTTGACGCTTTGTCAACTATGGTCAAGAAAAAGTCGAAAAAGTAGTGTACATGGGGTGAGTAATGTGGTAGATTAACAACGTTGAGTGACGCATGGGAGACGAACATGAGCGGTAAGTCACAGGTGGTTTCCACGCCACGTCTCGAAACACGGACATACGAGGGGACTGTTATCGCAGAACGCCCCAACTATGAAGCGGCGTTTTGTCTTGTGTTGAGCAGTTCTTCTGATGGTTCTCTCACAGTTGTTGCTCGTTTCCAAGAGTCTTATGAGCTCAGGAAACTCAGCGAAAAGGAGGTGCTTAGGCAATACCCCAAGGTAGTCAATGCAGACCCCATCAAAACCGCGACTCATTTTACCCAGTTCAGCCGTTATTACGGCGCCACTCAGGATGCCATCGATGCGCTAGCAAAGATGGTTCCTATTTCGGAGGAATTGAAGATGGCCGCAACGAAGAGAGCCAAGGCCAGTGCCGCGAAGAAGACCACCACGAAGAAGACCACTACAAAGACCACTATGAAGAAGACCGGTGAGAAGAAGCCCCGCCGGCTGTCCGCAGCTTCAGTGTTCCAAGAGCTGATCATGCTTGGCAAGTACACCGATGATGAGATCTTCTCCCGCGTTCAGAAGCAGTTCGGCCTGGACAGTAAGAAGCGTTCGTACGTCGCGTGGTATCGCAACTACCTGCGGAAGCACGGACAGAATGCACCGGCGCCCGTTGAACCGGTCAAGAAGGACGCCAAGAAGACGACTGCTAAGAAGAAGACGACTGCTAAGAAGTAATCAACACCGCCATCTACAATGTGAAGAACTAGAAACTCAAATGGGCCGCTTCTAAAGCGGCCCAATTTTTCGGAGGATAAAATGAATCTCGCACAGCGCCGGCATCAGAATCGTATTGACCGAAAGCATAGGCGCCTTAGTCGTGGGTCATCCGGCCGCAACCCGTCAATGTACAGATCACAGCCATTCGCCAGACGCCCTGAGACCAACCTTTCTGGCACCCTCATATCACGGTGGCGTCGCTTCTTCCGGCGGATCCGCAGAATGTTCCATTGGAAGGGGGAGGTACAATGAACAAACGCGGAAAGTCACTAGACAAGACGTTCTTATCACTTGACATAGCTGAGTCACGCGGCTTTATCCACAGAGACTATCTCGCGCACTGTTTGCGATGGAGCCATGTGGTGAGGTTCCTCATGCAAGGACAGCGATACAAAACAGCCAAGGTGCTGGACATTGGCTGTGGACGAGAAGTTCCAATGGCTAAGTTGATGTTCTCAAGTCGTATGACACATACAACGGGTAGTTACACAGGTGTGGATGCAGGCCCTATTGACTACCCAGAAACAATCAGCCGAGAGACCAAGAAGTTCAAGATGAAGTTGTTTAGCCAGACGGACGTCGTGCAGCTCAGCGAGACGTCACGGGTAAAGTACGATGTCATCTCTTGCTTTGAGGTACTGGAACATGTGGAACCGTATCACACATTCCAAATTCTCAAAGCCACCAACAAGATGCTGAAATCCAGGGGCGGTACTGCGTTTTTCAGCACGCCTGTGTATGATCCACGTGTCGGAGCTGCTGACAATCATGTCAATGAAATGTCGCGTGAAGCCCTGCAAGTTCTGCTCCGTCTCGCTGGGTTGTCTGTAACTGGTAACTGGGGAACGTTCGCGTCACAACGAGACTATAAGCATCACTTGAGGACACATGAACTTGTGCTCTTCGATGCTTTGAAGAGCTACTACGATTCGAACGTCATTGCGTGCCTGTTCGCGCCTCTTTACCCTGAGCTCAGTCGTAACAACATGTGGCGAGTGAAGCGCTGTAAGCCACAACCCCCGTCTATTGAGGATTGCGCAAACACGATCGATGACGAAGCCAGCAGTAGTTCATCTCAGAGGTTCGAAGATTTCCGTCGGATCTTGGAGGAGTGTTCATGAAGAAGATCGCAAAGATGTTTCGGTCGCTGCTCAACTGGATCCTTATTGACAACGAGTTTCAGGACGTCTATGACTTCCATGAACGATTTGGACTCCTGCGATCGACGGAACCACGTCATCTCACCGTTCGTAAGATGAGTGAACGAGTCAAGTTCCTTCGTGAGGAGGTGCTAGAACTCCAAAAAGCAGTTCGCACTCAGGATCTCGCTGGACAGGCTGACGCCCTGATCGACATAGTCTACGTCGCAAAAGGAACTGCGGTCATGCTAGGGCTACCGTGGGAGTCCCTGTGGGAAGAGATACATGGAACGAACATGAAGAAACAGAGAGGCATTGGTCCGCGTGGTTTCCTCAACGACGTTGTTAAGCCCCGCGATTGGCAGCCACCACATGTGAACCAGATCTTAGTAATGCATGGTTACGTGAGAGAGCAGTACGAAGGTCATCAGGTTGGCATCATCGATGAAAAGAAATGCGCTGATGATGTCGACTACAAAGGAGCTCAGAATGCTTCATGACTATGGGCCACCGGTGAGAAGCAAAACCATCACGATTTTCGAAGGGGCGGATGGATGCGGTAAGAGCACCGCCGCACGTAAGTATGGAATGCTGACTAACGCGAGGTATGTCCACTTCGGGAATGAGCCATCTATCGATATACGATACCTCGCGAAGCTGTACATGGATGCGATGATGCCAGCATTGCTTGGATACCAAGACGTCGTGCTCGACCGCTGCTGGCTCAGTGAGACACCATACGCAAACGCCTACAGACGGGGAAAGCATCGACTTGACCCGGCCGACTATCGCATGCTGGAACGCGTTGCATTACGATGTGGCGCGGTTGTGGTTTGGTGCCAGCCGCCGATAGATGTGATGTTAGAAAACTTCGGTGCTGATGGTCGTGAGGAGTACCTCCCATCTAAGGAGAAACTCCTAGAAGTTCAGCAGTCGTACATGGCAGCTACAACTCAACTTCCGTCGATCACGTACGACTACACTGCAACATCATTCACGCGAGGACTTTGCACTGTACTGGAAAGCCTAAGGTATCCCCGACATCTTGCCTACGTGGCATCAGCTGGCAGCTTACGCCCATCGATTGTACTCGTAGGCGATTCTTTTGCGAACCACAACAACTTCGATTCCATCTACCAGTATCCACTCGTCTCGTTCAAAAAGACAGGGTGCAGTTACTGGCTTGCGAAGTTGCTGGAAGATGCTGATATACCAGAGGCTCGTCTGTTTTGGGTCAACGCCGATCAAGATCTTCGAGTCATCCCACCTTGTCAGCATATCTTTGCCCTGGGTGAGCTTGCGTCTAAGCACCTTACCTACCTCGGCATTTCTCACCAGCTTGTCAACCACCCACAACATCACAAACGATTCTGTTCTTCAGACCCGTATCGACTCATTGAGATGATTCAACAAGTTCTCTCGCGGGAGGCTCTGTGATTAAATATCAAACTGCTACAACTGCTGAGCGGGCATGGCGGTTAACAATCGGTAAGATTTTAAAAGTTGGCGAAGTTGTCACCCCGCGTAAGATGCCGACGAAGGAGATCCTCCACCACACAATTTCTGTTAATACACTGCAACCTGTGTTGGTCTGTAAGCGAAGAAAACTGAGCTATAAGTTCATGGCCGCGGAAGCATACTGGATCATCAGTGGAGATAATAAAGTCAAGAGCATCGCCCCGTACTGTAAAGCCATCAGCAACTTCTCTGATAATGGACTGACATTCTTCGGGGCTTACGGACCACATATCAAAAGTCAGTTGGACTATGTCGTCAAGACGTTGAAGGCTGACGTACGGTCACGGCAGGCTGTACTGACTATTTGGATCCGTAACCCGCCAGCTAGTAAGGATATCCCATGCACCGTCGCGATCTCCTTCATGATCCGCAATGGTGAGCTGAATATTCATGTCTTCATGCGATCATCCGATGCGTGGCTTGGGTTGCCTTACGACATCTTCAACTTCAGCATGTTATGCTATCTCGTTTGCTCACGACTCCGCGGTACCTACAGCACACTAACACCTGGTACCCTGCATCTCACCATGGCTTCTTCGCATCTGTATTCGAAGAACGTTGATGATGCTGGCGCATGTTTGAAAATCCCGTTTTCAGAACATTGTGCGTACCCGCTAGCAAAGATGTATAAAGACGAAGATTTTTTGTTCTCAGTCCTTGACCACATTAGGGCTAAAAACCAAGCATTTCATTGGTGGAAGATGAGAGGTATCCAATGACTCATGAAAGATTGACTATCAGTGAATGGGCCATGGGGCTTGCGGTGCAGACATCAAAAAGATCCACATGTCTTCGAAGATCCGTCGGGTGTGTTCTGCTTGATAAACACCGGCACGTCCTCGCGACTGGATACAATGGTGTGGCGCGCGGGCTTCCCCACTGTAACCACAAAGACCCTTACGGACATTTTCCACACAAATGTCCTGGAAGTTCGGCAGCGTCAGGTGAAAATCTCGACGGTTGTGAGGCAATTCATGCAGAGCAAAATGCTCTGTTGCAGTGCCGGGACGTACATCAGATCAATGTAGTTTACGTCACAACGTCCCCATGCGTGACGTGCGTGAAGCTACTCCTGAATACATCCTGCAATGAAATTATTTACAAAGACGAATATCCCCACGTGCATGCTAGGGAATTGTGGCTACGCACGGGGCGTGTTTGGACTCTGTTCTTGTAGTAATAACTATTGGGGACGTGTAACGTGCTAGCGCGTCCTCAGTAAGTCCATTATTTACTGTTAGTCAGATGGGCTGTTTTATCCTGTGAGCCCTTCGAAGAACCAAACCAGAAATTCATGATTTGAACTACACCAGCAGTAAGTGTACCGATGATGACTGTCAAGACGGGATTCGTAGCGCTTACTTCTTCGGTGAATACAAAATATAGTGTTGAAAAGAACCCCACTATGAACACAGCACTAAGAGTGATCTGAGGCCAATTGTTACTCCTGAACAGTGTGCGCGCACTTTTGCGATCCTCGACTTCGAGTTCGAACACGTCGATATTGAGTTGCTTCATCTGAGCTTCAAAGTCTAGGTTGATCTTACGCAAGTTAACAAGGTTCTGTGGATCCACAATGGCAGCTGCGATCTCACTGACAGACGAATTCTTGTCAAGCCCA